CGGCGCGGCGACACGGGCGATCTGGTTCGTCCGGTCCGTCCCGGCGATTTTGAACGCGCCGCCGCTCTCGATGTCCAGGCTGGTCCCGCTCGCTACAACTGCGTTGCCGTCTTGGCGCACCTGGAACCGGGCCGGGTAGCTGCTATCCGCTGCCATGATGCCTCCTTGCCCCGCATCTTGTGCGAGGGCTTACGCCTGGATCAGGTGCTTGATGGCCGCGCTGTGCATGACGTTGCCGTCGAAGCGGCGGTAGCCCCGGAACCCGATCTCGCCCGTGCCGGCATACAGCTCGTCCAGCCGCTGCATCCCGACGCCCTGCCAGTCGGCGATGTAGTAGTAACCAAAGTCACCGAACAGGACGGTCTTGGCGCCGGTGGCGATCTCGGCCATGCTGTTGTTCGTGATGACCGGATACCCCAACAGAGAGCCGGTGGGGGAGCCATTCAGACCGCCGTCGATGCTCCACAGATAGCGGCCCTCGCCGTCCTTGAGCTTCCGTAGCTCGCGCAGCGTGGTGTCGTGCATCATGAAGCGCCCGCGTTGGCGGTAGAGGTAGCCGACGCTATGCACCAGGTTGATGATCTCGTCGGCGGTGATGGCCGTGGCGCTGGCGGCTGTCACGCCCAGGGCCGAGCCGGTCACGACGCCCTGCGGCTGCCCGCTGCCACTGCCCGTGGTGAACGCCGTGTTTTCAGCCGCCGCGAACGCCTGCGTCCAGTCCGGCTGGAGAATTTGACCCCAGATGTCGAACCGGCTATCGGCGACCAATTCCTCGGTCACCTTGCTCAACTTGGTGTACTTGTACGGGTTGAACTCGATCTCACCCATCGTCGGCTCGGACTGGGCGTAGGCCGCGCTTTCCGCCTTGAGGGTCGCGGCCGCGCTAAAGGTCAGGCTGGGCAGTTTGAAGCTGTCGGTCCCGCGCAGGTTCAGCACACGCGCTCCGGCCGCCCGCAAGAACGACGCATCGGCCAGCGGCACGATGACTTCGTTGCTGAACTGCGTCGGCACGCCGTAGCCGCCCTGGGCGTCCGTGGTTTCGTTCAACGTGGCCTTGATCGCCGGGTCGACGTTCTCCTGCCGATGCAGGTACGCCTTAAAGGCGACCTCGGCCCCGACCTTCTCGCCGTTCTTGCGAATGTGGACCGCCGGCGCCGCGTAGCCCGCCGTCTTGAGGGCCGGCTCCGCTTCCAGCTTGGCCTGGAAGTCGGTTAGGGCCTGGCTCACCGCGCTCTCGATCATGGTCTTGACCGCGTCGGGGTCCAACCCGACCGGGCTGGTGGTCTGCGCATTTGCCGCCGGCTGTGTGGTTTGCTCGCTCATGGGTGTCTCCTGTGAAGCTGCATGTACGGATGTAGTGGGGACCGCGCCAGAGCGGCCATCTTTCACACTCAAGGCCGGCGCCAGAGTCTTGAGTGACAATACCTTGTTACGCGGTTCGGCGGGCATCGGGGTTAGCGACCCCTCGGCAATCGGCCAGCGTGTGATCTGCGGCCCTACCCGCCGCACCATGTGGCTCGGCGCGCCGCTCGACCAGCCGAGCTTGCCCGCCTGAACCATCTCGTAAATCATCCGCTCGTACTCGTCGGCCATGTTGAGGACGATCTCGGCCCAGATGCCAACTTCGTCGACGACCGTTTTGAGCGGCGGCAGGAGACGGTCGGCCAGCGCCTCCAGTCCCTCGGCCACGGGCATGCCGTGGTGAAACAGCGCGTCGGCCCCGTCGCCGGCCCGCGCCCCGAAGTACGTAGACTTGGTGAAGTACTCGCCCATCAGATCGCGGTCGGCAGTGTTCGCCGGGTCACTGAAGCGCACCAGGTAGCCGCCGACCTTACCCTCGCCCAGGGCCTTGACCGCGTCCCCGAAGGCGACCAGGGCATCCAGCGCCTTGCCATGCCCCTGGTCGCTCGCCTGTTCCTGGGCCGCGTCGATGGCCTCTTGCACGTCCTCTTCGTCGGCGCCGAGTTCGACCGCCGCCTCGACGATGCCCGCCGCGCTCTGCTTGACCTGCTGCAGTAGCTCGCGGTCCTTTTTGCTATGCCGTCGTCCCACCTTGGTCGCGTCCATGTCTATCTCCGCCTACGCCGCCAAGTCCGCCGGCGGCGTATCCTCTGCCGGCGGCCCCTGTTGCGCCGGGATGTCGGGTACAATCGGCGGCGCGGGCGCCGGCGTGTCGTCTTGCTCCTCGTCCCAATCGCCGCCGGGAACCGGGTCCAGTTCCAGCATCTCGCGGCCCTCGTTGACCGAGAGGATCGGCGCGCCCACCAGCTCGGTGATGCCCTGGGCCTTGGCTAGTTCGCTCTTCTGAAACACTTCGAGCCGCTCGGCGTGGAATGTCATCCGTAGCCCCACCTGGCCCAGCAGTTGGTCGTTGAGCGCCGTCTCGATCAGTTCTAACTCAGCCTGGATGACATCCTCGTTGAACGTCAGGCTGTAGTTCTCCGCCGTCGCGTAATTCGCCACGTCCGAGGACAAGTAGAACTCTGGCACGCCGAACGCGTTGGCGATCTCGCGCAGCGCCCCGGCCCGCAGCTCCGGCATTGCCATCTGTTCAGGCGCGTACCCGAACTGCTTGACCTCGACGTTCCGCTTGAAAGCGACGGCTTCCCACGCCTTCTTGACGCCCCGCGTGAGACGCTTCCACCATGTTTCTAGCCGCTTCATGTCGTCGCTGCCCGTCGACGGGTCGACGATCAACAGCGTCACGTTCATGCCGCCGCGCTCAAAGAAGCTCTCGACGTACTCGTTGGCGCGCAGGATGGTCAGGGCCGGCTTGAGCGCCACGTGGGCCGGCGAGACGCCCGGCCCGATCTCCACATCGGGGTCGGGCAACCAGATATGGACGATGTCATCGGGCGTGCACTTCAGCGGCTCGCCCGCGCCGATGGATCGCTCGAAGCCCGCCAGGCCGGCCCGGCTGTCCAAGAGCGGCGTGACGGTGTCGAAGCGCAGCCAGCGCAGGCCCAAGAGCTTGACCTTGTTGCGTTCGGGCATCAGATACGCCCCACCGTCCAGGCACAGGCTGGCCTCGATCTGGTAGAGATGGCGCTTGATCCAGCGCGCCACTTCGTCCCGATCCGCTTTGAGGGTGGCCCGGCCGGCGCGCTCCACGTCGAACGGCACGCGGCTGACGGCGTGGGCGCGGGCGCTGACGCAACGATACACCGCCGGCACGCGCTGGTAGACCTCGTGCGGCCCGGCGCTCGATGGCGCCAGCCCCGTCATCTCCGAGGGCATCCAACTCGACAAGGGAATAGCCTTGACCGAGTTGTCGCCGCGCACCACGAAAGCCTGCACGCCCTGCTCAATCATCCGCGTCCTCTTCGTCCATCTCCCAGGCGAACAGCGGCCCGCCGGCGCCCGTTCCCTGCCAGGCCAGGGCATAGCTGTCGGCCCGGTCGTCGTGTTCGCCTTGTGGCGCCCGCAACGTTGACCCCTCAATGCTCGACAGTTGAATAAAAGTCGCAAAACTATGCACGGTCGTCTCGCTGTTCCTAAACGCGTCCGCTACGGCGCTGTAGAGCAGCGCCTTGCCCTTGCTCGTCGAATGCCAGCCTGGCTTACCGTCCGCCCCACTCAACACCGCCAACTCTGAATGCTCACCCAGCCACAAGAGCACGGCGTGGCCGTGATTGTTGCGCTCAACCATGACGCTGGCGGCATTGTAGAACCGCCCCACCGCGTCGGCGTGCGCGGCGATGACACTGGGCTGAAACTTACCGGCCAGCGCCGCTACCTCTTCCCCGCTGACGCAGTCGAGCACCGTCAGGGCGCTGTCGTCGCTGGTCGGGTTGCCCTCCGCCGGGTCCACGCCGACCACGTATTCGCGCCCGGCTTCAGGTAGTCGGTACACCGCCAGACCCGGTATGGTCGGCGCATCGACAGGCAACTCCTGATCAGACAGTGGAGCCAGCGCCTGGTAGCACTGTTGGAGCCATGCCGGCGCGATCCGCTTGTCTAGCGAGCGCGGGCTGAGCGCCTCCACATCCGTCGTCGGGTATTCCTGGCTCAGGTCATCCAGCGAGCCGGTGCGCGCCAGAATGTCCGTCTTGATCGTCTCGTACCACGCTGCGTCACGGCTAGGCCGCGCCTGCCAGCTCAAAAACACCGCTGCCCACTGCGTCAAGCTGTCTTTGGCCGCCTGATACATCCGCTTGAAGGCGCTCTGTGGCCGGCTCTTGTCGACGGTCGAGAGCATTATCAGCCGCCCCCCCGCGTCCACCGTTGGCTTGACCGCGTTCAGCAGGCCGTCCAGGTCGGGCACGTAGTCGGCCTCGTCGACGATGACCAGCGTCCCGGTGTAGCTGCGCCCGCCCGTCGTCGGGAAGGCCTGCGCCGAACTCCCGTTCGACAGCCGCCAGATGTGCTTGCTGTTCTCGGTGACGGCCCGCGCCTGCATCCACACCGGCAGCCGGGCGTAGATGCCCTTGAGGCGCACGTCTAGGAGTTCAATCGCCTCTTCGTCGCGCTTCGAGAAGATGAGCACCGTCGCCGCCGGCCGGAAGAGCATCAACCACAGAGCGAAGCACAGGACCAGCCAGCTCAGGCCCAGCTGCCGCGCCTTGAGGATAATCACCAGCCAATTGTTAACGAGCGTCTCAAGCGTCGTCTGTTGCGCCGGCCACAGTCGAAAGCGGACCCAGTCGCGGGCCGTGGCATTGTAGACGTAGCAGTAGGTGTGAACGAAGTACGCCGGCGACTTCGAGCATTTGAGCCACTCAACCCGCTGCATGGTCGGGCTGCCAGCCGTCCAGTTCTCGCTCGGCCTGGTTGGCGTCGTCGGCGGTAAACTCGACACGCGCGGCTACCTCTTGCTTGTCCACGAATAGCCCGTGATACCGCCCCAGTTGCACCAGCGCCGCCTGCTTGTCGTATAGTTCGATGCGGATGGCGCCCTTGTCACTGACGGCGTAGCTCTTGACGAGGGCCAACTTCCCCAGCCGCTCGGCCTTCTTGAGATCGAGATTGTCGCCGGTCAGGAAGTCGGCCATGTCCGACCGCGCTTGCTCGGTCAGCGTGGTCAAAATCTCGGTCGGCGACATAGTCAGTTCCGCCAGGCGGGCGTCAATCGCGGCTTTGACTTCAGGTTTTTTCAGGTTTTCTTGGCCTATCGAGTATGCCGTCTTGGCTGAGTACCCGGCGCGGCGAGCCGCCTCCGTGGCGTTGAAGCAACGCACGTAGTGCTCGACAAAGACCCGCTGCTTGGTACTGAGCGCCATATCCCTACCCCGTCGCTGCCTTCAGTCGCTTCTCAACGTCCGTCCCGATGCGCTTCTCGCCCTCTTCGGCTACTTGCTGATACGTGGTCCACCGCCCCGCGTGCATCCAGGCTTGCTCGTCCTCATCCTGCACCAGGACGTTATAGTCGACGCCCTCACTCGCAATGCGCCAGTCCAACCCGCCGCCGGTGATGTCCCAACTGGCGCCGAGGTCGAACGTGCGTTCATAGGTTTGCCCGCTGCGTTCCGGCGGGTAGGTGATGAGCCGCTTGTGCATCCACAGCGCGCCCTCTTCGAGCGCCGGGACCAGCAAGTGGTCGGCGCTGAAACGCGCCAGGTACGCCTGAGCCTCATCCAGACCGCGCAGGGTGACGGTGCTCATGCTCGGAACAACTCCCTCAACATCAGCGCGTCGGTGTCGTCGAGTTCGAGCCGGTGGCGGTCGCAGAAGGCCGCCCAGTCGCGCGGGTCGTTGAGCGTTTTGACAGCCTCCACCGGGCCGAGTTGACCGAGCAGCATGGCCGCGCGATTGGTGTCATGCTGCCAGGGGAAGCCTATGTGTTGAACGCCGCTAGTGTCGAGACCCATGCCGCCCCTTCCTCCACAGCCATACTCGGAGTTTGTGATCCGCCTTCCGTTTCGCCAATGGTCCTCCATTTTTGATCGAAAGCGCGCCCGCCACACCGGCAGGCGAGATAGGATCACCTCCTTTTATCCGACGAGGCCGCTGTCTCCGCGCGACTGTGGTCCCTCCCCCGCTCCCAGCCACCCTTGGCGCTTCAAGACTTCGTGATACACCAGCGTCGCCAGCGCGAATGTCGCCGTCCACAACGGGCCAATCTCTCGCAGGAACGTCGCCGGGTCGGCTGTCGCCGGCAAGCCGCGTTGGGTGACCGCTACGACCGCCGCCACCAGGAACGACAGTAGGAACGACAGCCAGCGCGCCGTCGAGCCTTCCAGTCCCCCCAGCGCCTTGAGAACCTGCGTCACCACGATCACCACAACCGTCGCCAGCATCGGCGTCAGGTACTCCGTCATCGGCTCACTCCTTTATCTCGTTGAGGACATCCTGCCGGTCGTTGGCGATCATCCAGCGCCGCAACAGGTCCATCTTCCCCCGATCATCCAGGTATTCCAGCAGCCGCCGCGCGATCTCGCTCTTGCTCGTCACCCCGGCTACGTCCAAGCCCAAGTCGAAGGCCGCATTGCACAAATCATCGTGTGACAGCCGCGTCACCAGCAGCCGTCGCCACACGCTGCGCTCTGTCTGCGTCAGTGGCGTGGCCGGCGCATCCTCGACCAATGGCGGCAACGGAACGCTTGTTCCTGGACAGCACGAGGCGAGCAGCCGGTTGAGTTTGAAGATGTGGTCGAGCAGAATGTTGACGCGGCGTTCCAGCCGGTCGGCGCGTTCGCGCTCGGCCTGGAGCATCCGCCGCCAGTGGTCGTGCTCGGCGCCCGCCGTCGCGTTGCGGCTGCGCGCCACGAGGTAACCCACAATCGCCATGATGAGCGCCGCCACGTAGGGCGCCAGGCCGGCCCACTCATTCGCCATGCCGCCACCCTAAGGCGTACAGGGCGGCGAGGTTGCCGGCGGCATGCACAGCCCAGGTCGGCGTGCCCAGGTTGAGCGGGTTGGCGATAAAGTACAGCGCGGCCAGGAACGAAAAGAATGCCAGCGCCGCCAGCGCCGCCCAGCGGCGCCCGCGCGCGTTGCGACGCGCCACGGCGTAGGATTGCACAAGTCCAGCGACCATTAGCAGACCCCCCCAGGCCCACTCTGGCAGCGCGGTCATGGCGGCGAACGCGGTCGGGTTGGCGCTAAATGTGGAGGCGGGCGCGAGCAGCGTCACGCCCACCAGCGCCAGGGTCGCCGCCGACGCCGTTTCGAGTGACCGCGTATCCATGTGTCTCATCCTTGTGCGACCCCCGCTAGCGCCCGGCGAGTACTCAGCCGGGCGTAGAGACGAGGATCACCCCCTTTGTTACCCGACCAGGCCGCTGTCGCCCCGCGCGGCCGGCGGCGTGGAGACGGGCGCCAGCTCGCCAATTGCGCCAAACACCGTCGGGTGTTCGCCGCTCGACTCAATCGTCTTGACGCAATGCCGGCAGCCAGGCTGATAGTTGTCGGACATGACCGCCGCGAGCCACTTGTACG